ACCCCAGAGAAAGGAACCTGGAAACATGGCTTCTGCAGTAGCGACTGACAAATTCGCCACGACTAATTGCGTGGAAATGTTCTATCACGCACCGGCTGACGCTGCTACCGAGCAGAGCGTCAAGGCTGGCGCGACAACGGCCACCTGGAAAGATTTGCGCGACTACGATGGATTCGCTGTCGGCGCACTGACGGCCCTAAAGGTTGGCAACGGCATGATTGAACTGTCGATTTATGCCGCCGATGACACCTCCGGGACCAACGCTATCGAGGTCAAGACCTCGGGGGCAGTTGCCGCCGATGCGATTGGTGACTGGGTGTTTCTGGAGTGCTCGGCAGAAGAAATTCGCCAACTTGCTTCGGTGGCTGGCACCACGCTTCGTTACGTCGTCGGCTACGTAGACTGCCACCATAACGATGACGAAGTGGCTGTGGTCTATATCCGGCACGGCGCAAAGCATCCGCAGGATACGCTGACCGCCGCGACCACGATTGCCTAACCATGAACCGTGAGGCGGCCAGTCGCTAACCCCGGCTGGCCGCTGCAACCCACGAAAGGATTTCAATAACATGAGCGTTCGCAGTCCCCTCTTCTACCGCAAGGCCAAAGTCGGCACACTGGCTGTCGAGGACGTGTCGCTTTCCACCGGCAAGCGGTTTTACGTCCACTCGACGGGCACCGACGGCGCGTCCTATGGCACTACGCCCGATGCGCCCTTCGCCACGATTGACTACGCTATCGGCAAATGCACGGCCAGCAAGGGCGACATCATCTACGTCATGGAAGGCCACACCGAGACCCTGGCGGCGACGATTGCCCTTGACGTGGCCGGTGTCCAGATCATCGGCCTGGGCCGTGGTGCTTTGCGCCCAAAGATCACTGGCCTGACCGGCATCGCGATGGTCACGATGACTGCCGCTAATGTCACGATCAGGAACATCCACCTCTTGGCCGTGGCCGGCGTGACGTACATCGTCAATGGCTCGGCGGCGGCGGTTGCTCCGATTTTCGAGGACGTGATCTTCGAACAGGTGGCCGTGCCCGTCAAGGCCGTCCACTTCGCCGGACTGCTTGGCGGATACGGCGCGGAGTTCACGCGATGCACCTTCATTGCGAGAGTGAACGGTCCAGATTACTGCGTTCACTTCAGCAGTTCTGCGGGCGACTACTGGACAATGGACAAGTGCGTTGCTAACTACTTGGTGGCCGGGCTGGACGAAGCGGTGGTTTACTCCGACCACTTGCAGAAAGGCTACCTCATCAAGGATTGCACGTTCCTTGGGCTGGACAAGTACCACGTCCAAGTCACGTCATCCGTTGGCGCGATGTGCGATGGCGTAATGGCGAACACACGCATCGTCTGCACTGGTGCCTTGGCATCTACGGTGGACCTCACGGACGTCGCGAATGGCCTGGGCCATATTGACGTCTTGGCTACCGATGAGAAAGACAAGTACGGCGCTCGCATCGCGGCTGGCATGGTCAGCGCACAATAGGAGACAACATGACCGGGCAACCTCTCAAATTGGCGGTAGGCTATCCGTGGTCTTCGCCGTTCATGTTCACGGCCTTCGTGGATGCCACACTCAACATGCGGCATCCCGAAGGCTGCGAAGTCCGCTACTTTCGCGGCGAGGGCTGGTGCCCTGCGCGGCGACACTATGCCATTTGCGAAAAGGCAATCGCCTGGGGTGCGGACTTGATTCTGATTATTGGCACTGATCAAGTCCACCCCGAGGATATGCTCTGCCGCCTTATGGCCCGCTACCACGAAGGCTGCGACGTGATCACGGCAATGGTTCCGGCGCGGGCCTATATCGGTTGGCAGGACATGAAACCCTTCCAGCCGATGGCGTGGCGACTCAAGCGCGACGCCAACGGCAATCGCGTCGTTTGCCCTCCTGACGGCATGATCAGCGGCGAAATGATGGAGCCGATTGATCCTGATGAAGGCGATTTGTTGGAATGCGACTTCATAGGATCGGGTGTGCTGATGTTCCCGGCTGATGTGCTCCGCGGACTGAAGCATCCCTGGTTCTTTGAATCGGTGGACCCGACGAACATGCAGCGACTCGCCAACATGGACTGCAACTTTGTCTGGCGGCTTCGCTCCGAGGCATTCTGCCGGGTGTTTGTGGACACGACCATCAAGGTAAAGCACGCTCATGTATTCAACGTAGACGAGACTTTCCAGGATCGTTTTCGTGATTGGATGACGCCGGGAATTGGCGACTCGTCAATCTGTCGCTTTCAGCCGATCCGCGGAGATTCAACCGTGACTCTCCCACAGACTGCCGGGGCTACATAGATGGCACGTTACGCACTCTTCACCGCCCCCACGCTCCACGCTATCACGGTGGAAGAGGTTTGCTCGCAGACCAACGTCACCAACACCGAGGACTTCGCGTACATCTACGGCCTGGTCCTGAAGGCCGAAGACTACTATCAGAAGCGGACTTCGCGACAGTTGCTTACGGCGACGTGGAAGATGTATTTCGATGAGTTTCCAGACGAGATCGAAATCTACAAATTGCCGGTAGCGTCAATCAGTTCCATCGCTTACGTGGACGAAAACGGAACGACACAAACGCTTTCGGCCAGTGCCTATCAGACCGACCTGACCAACAGCAACCAACCGGCCCGGATCATGCCTGCCTACGGCTATTCGTGGCCGGATACGCGGGCTGACACATTCAACGCCGTAACGGTGACTTTCGTGGCCGGCGACACGGCCGCGGCCAACGTGCCGCAGATTGCCAAGCATGCCTTGCTGTTGCTGGTCGCCCACTGGTATGAGCAACGCGAGCCGGTCAACGTCGGCAACATCGTGAGCCCGCTACCTTTCCAGCTTGAGGCCATGCTCGCTATAGAGGATTGGAACCAGACCGCATGAGATCCGCATCGCTCCGCGAATCCGTGACTATCCAGGTGTCGGCCCTCCAGACGGCCGATGCCTACGGCGGACAGGCAGAAGCCTGGGCCGACGTGGAGACGGTCCGCGCACGGATTCAAGGCAGCGGGGCCAGCGAGCGGCTAGCGGCCCGGCTGGCGATTGCCGAGGCGGCGTACCTCGTCACGATGCGCTACACGCGGAACATGGATACGAAGAAACGGCTGAAGTGGTACGACGGCACTTCCATCCGCTACCTGTACCCCACCAGTGTTGACGCCGACGAACGCAACAGGCAGATGATTTGCGCCTGCCGGGAGACGCTGGCATGAGTCGCATTTTTATCAAGCCGCAAGATTGGTCGAAGCAGTTTGATATGCTTCGCCGCCTGCCGGACGAACTGGCGGACAAGGTAATCGAGAAGGCCCTGATTACCGCCAATGAGTCGGCCCTGTATGCCGCGCAGCGAGCGGCGGTAACGCCCGGCGGCAATAACGTGGTAGATCGTGACGAGCGGCAGTTGACGGGCGATCTGAGCGAGTCTATCGCCGTAAAATTTAAGAAGCTCGATAACAACTACTTGTGGGCTGGCGTTGGGCCCTCGCGTCCCAAGGGCGCACACGGGCACCTGGTTGAATCCGGCCATCGCATCGGCGTAGGCGGCACGCTTGTCCCACTTGATCCGATGAAGCAGGCCCCCATTGCCAAGCGTGGCCGCTGGTACACGTTCGAGATCAACGCGGGCAAGAGTTCACGCGGAAAAAAGAAGCTGAAGGCCCTCTTCGCGTACCTCGGCAAGCAAGGCGCAAGCGTCGACAACCTCATGGATTCACTCGCCCAATGGAAGACGCAGGGCGACGACAAGACCGCGCCAGACCTAGTGAAAGGCGCACTGAAAACCAAAGGCATCCTCAAGAAGGTGCATGGCATCCGGGGCATGGGTACCATGCGCGGCTACGTCATGGGGCATCCGTTCCTGGAGCCAGTGTTTGAATCGAAGCAAAGCGAGATTGACAAGGTGTTTCGCGTAGCCGTGGAAAACGAATCCCGCAAGGTGCTGGGCGGATGAGCAAGGAAACGCGACTAGTTGCCAGACTAAAGGCCATGACGGGACTAACCGCCTTGACCTCAACGCGCATCTATCCGCTGATCGTGCCGCAAGGCCAAACCTTGCCCGCCGTGGTGTATCAGCTTTTGTCGTGCAACCCGGTGAACGACTCGACAAGTACCAGTGGGACGCGGGCCTATTCGTTTCGCGTGATGCCGATGGCAGAGGCCAGCGACTCGGCGGCCGGCTACTACGCAATGGTGGCGGTTGCCGACGCGATCATTGGCGACGAATCGCGGACGAGTCCCACGGGACTTAGCGGCTGGACGGATGCCGACGGCGACATATGGCACCTCGATTCAATGAGCGACGTTTTAGGAGAAATCGAATCCGGGCAGGACGTGCTGCGGGTGTACGCGCGGGAGATGATCTTCAGCGTGTGGCTGTAGGAAACTGGGGCTTGGCGAAAGCGACAAAGGCACGTTTGCCCGGCGTGCCGCCCCTTTTGATTCAGGAGGCAGATTATGGGATTAGGCTGGAATGGGTCAACATTCAAGTGGCACCCTAGCGGCGGCGCGGACGCCTTTGTAACGCCGTTGCGGGGCATCCAGTTTCAGGACAGCCCGGCGGAAATTGACATTGCCGGATCGGCCGATACCACGCATATCTTTCGCGTGGGGCGTGATATTCAATCGTTGAGTTTCGACATCGAGGGAGTTCCGGGGGCGGTTGTACTACTGGGCGGCAAGGGTAAATCCACTGTGGCCCTAAATGACGCCGGTTCAAATGGCACGTTCGCCAACGCCGTGATCACTCGCATGACCTGTAGCGGCCGACGCGATTCTGATGTCACGTCCTCGATTACCATGCGACCATGCAACGCCCCATAGGAGAATTAAGCGATGGCAGCATTTAATGGAACAACGGTAACCTTCGATGGCAGCGGCATCACTCCGCTTGTGGGCGTGTCTTACAGCGGCACGTGCTCCGAGGTGGATGTGGGCGGTGCTGGCGACGCATCGCAACTCGTCGAGGCCGGACTGAAGGATGAGTCAGTAACCGTTGAGGCTATCGGAAAGTCAACGATCCTGAGCGGGGCTACTGGTGCCTTGGTCATTACGTGGAATGTAGACGGCGCTCGATTCGGTTTCGCATCGGCAATCTGTACTGCCGTATCGGACGGCGGTTCTTACGACGGCGAAATTACCTGTTCCTACACCTTCCGACCCTATGCTTAATCGTGACCAAATCCTGGCAGCCACCGCCAAGCCAGCGGGCACCCTGCGCGTAGACGAGTGGGGCGGCGAGGTGGGCATCCGCCGATTGACCGTGCTGGAAGTCGAGGCCCTTCAGGCGGCCGGCGAGAAGCAGGAAGACGAACTAAAGTTTCTCCGTTACGTGGCGGAACTGGCTCTTGTGGACGAGCAGAACCGGGGCCTGTTCGGCGACGACGATAACCGACTTGACCACCTCGGTTACGGCACACTCCAGGGCATCGGCATGGCGTTGTATGAAGCGAATTACATGACGACCGACAGCCGGGAGCGGCTAAGAAAAAACTCCGTGGCCGCCCTGACCTGCAATACCGGGTGAGGGTGGCACAAGGGATGGGCCGGGGGCTAAGCGAGATCGGCGCGGTGGACATGGCGGCCATCGAAACACTGGACCTGATGGACAGCGAACGCGAACCACAGAGCATCGAAGACGGGCGGCGAGAACTGAACCGAGCGATAGCAGGTTGGGCAGGCAATGGCGAGTAAAACATTAGGACCGCTGACGTGGGGTACAGGCGTTGACCTGTCGGGACTGCGCAAGGACCTCAAGGCAGCGGAAGGTGAGTTGCAGAAGTCGGCAAAGAAGTCGGTGAGTGGCGGTGGTGGCGTAGGCGGAAAGGGATTCAAGATTCCCACATCCATGAAAGACCTCAAGACGCAGGCCAAGGAGTGGATGAGCGGCGGCGGCGAAGGCGGCGGAGGCGGCGGAGGCATCAAGAGCTTGCTCAATCGCATTCCGGGGATGGACAAACTTAGCGGCATGGGCGGCGGCGGAGCGGGATCGCTGGCCGCACCGTTGGCCGTGATTGGCTATGCGCTGAAGCGTGAAAGCGAATCCACAAAGCACTTTGCAGAGGTAGCCGCTGAAGCCAAGAAGTTCAAGATGAAGCCCCAGGACTACGCCCGCGAAGTCTATGGTGGGCTGGGGGTCAATAACAACGATTTTCAGCGGGCCCAATGGCGTAGCCGTGAGGCGCATCAATGGGGAAAAACGAAAGAGATGGGAAAGAATTGGCTGGGTGCCCAAGGTGCGGTGGCCAAAGATTATTTCTGGGGGGCTGTTCGCACGCCGTGGGAAGCGCTCGAAAATGGACGCACCGGATGGACGGCTATGTCTGAAGAGCGCGCGGCGGATGACAAGGCACAGGATGCGCTAATGTCAAAATACAAGCGGTTCTCCAATCTATCACGGGCCGGAGCCGCGCCGCTGATCGAGAATGGCATGGGGCAGCACGCCATAATGGCCGGATTGGAAGTCGCCAAAGAGCAGGCTTGGTATACAAGGGAAGCAGCGTGGGCATCGAAGAAGCTGGTGGAAACGTGGGGCGTTAAGTCTATGGAGGGCCCGGCCTAATGGCTCTATCAGCATCCATTCACCGAACCAAAAGCGGTCCTGCAATTCGCGGGCGCTGGTTGCCTCAGCCGGTATCAGCATGGCAGATTCCTGAGCTACCTGCCCCGACGTTCTATCCACGCGGCCAGTATTCCGAACTGTGGAAGATTACCGGGGCAACCTCGTCCACTACATTTGAGCAGGCGGCCGTTGCAACCAGCCTTCCGCAACCAGGAACCACCAACGATACCGCCAACTTCGTGGTTGCCTCGATTGACCTGCAAAAGACCGACAACGAGGCAGTGTGGTTTGCGACGGTCAACTACGAAGTCAACCCGCTGCGGTTGCCGCTGGAAATCAACATTATGACGACGCACCAATCGCGGGAGCGTCACTTCGTATGGTCAGCGGAAAATACGAAACTTGCCATCAAGAACTCGGCCGGCGATCCGTTCAGCCGTCCTATTGTGGACGATGAGGCATCCGCGCGAATCGAACTCGTTAAGCGCATGCAGTCATTCAACCATGCCCTCCCGGCAGAATACGCCTGCCACCAGAACAGCGCTAATTTTCTCGGATTTTCCAAAGGCCGCGTGTACTGTGCCGACATTCGCGCAGTGCTGGCCTACGATCCAATTACCCATTACCTCGTCACGGCGACGTTTGAGATCCAGAAAAAGAACTGGACTCACAAGGTCACGCAAGTTGGCGAGCGGTATTGGAAAATGATTAACAGCGTCAAGACGAAGATTACTTCGCGGGACGACCAGGAGACCATAGATTGTATGCCGGTGTTCCTGGATGAGAACGGATACAAGCTGGACACTGACAGTTACGAGCCCATCGAAAAAGAGTTTGATACCATCCCCTACGCGGACTTTACGCGATTGCCATTCTTTACCTAATACCTAGAGGACCATCATGGGATACTCACCGGAATACCATTACCTCGACCAAGTGTTCCCCGGCGACGTGCAATTCACCGGGACCATCGGCCTACCCACCGGCTCGCTTACCTCGGCGATGGTGGCATCGGCTGCGAACGTGGCCGAGGCCAAGTTGCAGCATCGCGTTCATATTCAGTACAATACGCCGGATGGTACGGACATTACCACGCTCACTACCCCGGTTTTCCTTGCATACAAAGGGTGTACCGTATTGGCGGTGCAAGCGTTGTGTATTGACAACTGCGCAGGTGGTGATAAGAAGTTCACTGTAGACGTTCAGAAGTCCACCGCGGGCGGCGCGGCTGCCTCGATTCTCACGGCGGCCCTCGACTTCGCCAGCAAGACGGACCTCACCACCTACTCAGCTACACTGAGCGGCACGCCTACGCTAGTGGCTACCGACATGCTTCAGGTGGTAACGACGGTAAGCGGCTCGACTGGCGACCAGGGCCAGGGCCTGATCGTGGACATCGTGCTGAAAGAGGATGGCGCGTAATGTCTACCACGCCGGGCGATTTCCAGATTAGCGACCGCGTTCGCCGCGAACTTTACTCCATGATCCGGGAGTTTTGGAAGCGACAGCGGCCGGCGAGCGGTCCGGGTTTCAAGCGGCTGTATCCGCTGGCACAAGGTTTCACGCCTTCCTACGGCGGCTTCCATGTTACGAGCACGGCATGGACCGGCCCGGACTGGACGACCGCCACGTTTGCCACCGATTTCCCGGTGACTTCCGACATTACCCTGAACCATGCCGCTGGGACCATTACCTTCTCGACTGCTGGCACGTATATGGTGCATGGCAGCTTGAGCATCTACGGCAATACCGAGGAGTTTGAATGGCAATCCGGCGAGGCGGCGAACTGGCTGCTCCGCGTGGTACAGAATCCGGCCGGGGCCGCTACGGTGGTTCACGTCGAGGAATCGCACCTTCACGGCTGGACAACCGGGGCCGGATCAGACGCCACCGGCCATTGTGCGTTCTCTGTTCCGGTAACCGTGGCGGCAAATGACGTGCTGGTGCTGCAATGGCAAGGGCCGCTGGACACCGGCGGCGCGGATCGCCACGGCGATTGCAAGTACGGGGCGTTTTCCGTAGGCAAGATTAGCGCCTAATCTTCATCTAATCGCGGTCGCGGCGGCGGCGTTCCGCCAAGCGATTGCAACTTCTGTTCGAGCTTAAACCGCACCTGAACATACGTCTGCTTGCGGTAGAATGGCGGCAATTTTGTAAACGTGTTCGTGGTGCCGTACATATACGAATCGGCATACTCCCGATCTAGCGCGGCAATGTTCTTTTGCACCACGGCACGCTCGCGGCTCGGAGCGGATGCCACCCACGCCCCGCCCCCGATCAGCGTACCGACGAATAGGACCACGCTGGCGACCATCGCCGCCGTCAACGCCTGATTTTGCTTTCGCTTCATATCCTTCTCCTTTCGCCCTCCATCATAATCCGGGCGGCAAGGGGTGGATAGAGGGAATCTTGAAAACAGCCCAAAAAGGGCAGGGCAGGGCATCGGGAAAAATCCTATCGGGTAATAACTTTTGCGCAAAAATTGGCATCAGGGGAAAAGTCGTATTGACACAAGTTAACAAATCCTTACAATCACGGGAACATGCGAGCCAGCGACGAAAAACTACTAACGATTCCAGCGGCGGCAAGGCTGCTGAAAATGAGCCGGCAGCGGATGTGGGTTCTCGTTTCCGAGGGCCGGATTCCGCATCGTGTAATCGGAGAGCGGACGTTGATTCTGGACGGCCAAGACGTGGCCCGGCTAGGGAAGGAACTTCGCCGAAAACATTAGAAACGGATTTCTGTAAATGCCCCCTGCAACGTCCGATAATGTTTCTTACGCCATTTTAGCGGTTCGCAATCCCGCTAATTTACGGGGCAGGGAAGGGGGCGGTTCTACTCATTCTGGAGTTAGGACTTTAACGATTGGCGACGGGCTGCAAGGGAAAAATAGCTCGCCGCTTTCTGCGCGTTTGGCACGCGAGGCGAATCTAACCGCGGCCCACGGCCGCAATTCTCTTGGAACTTCGCGCACGCACCATGCGCATTCTTCTATGTCCCGCCACGGTGGCCTGTGGTGCCTTCGTGGGCTGCCGTGTGCGGGACGCCAATTAACGGAGGCACGTTATGAAACTGTTTTGGACCGACGACCTGAAGGCGGAATCCGACTTCCGCGCCATGAACATTCCTTTTGCAAAGAAGGAAATCCGCTTCTCTCAGATTGATCTTTACGAGTCGAGCATGAATGGCGCTCGACTGGGCGATCAGATTGTGTCCGCACTTGTGAGCGACTACGCACAAGGCATGCGGAACGGCGATGCGTTTCCGCGGCCTGTGGTGTACCTCGCCAAAAAAGGGTACATCCTCACCTCGGGTAATCAGAGGTGCAACGCGATCAAGGAATTGATTGACGCCAAGGAACTCTCCGCCGATCCGATGATCGAGGTCTATGAACTCGAAACCAAGGACAAGATGCTCTTAGAGGCGGTCTCCCGCGCAGCGAACGTAAGTCACGGAGGGCGGTCAACGCTTGACGAGCGCGTGGCGAACGCTGTTCACATGGTCAAGTCTCTCGGAATGGCGGCCCGCGATTCCGCCAAGCTGTTTATGATTTCCGAGCAGACCATCCACCATCAAATCCGCGCCGACAAGATTCGCAAGGAACTGGGACTGAAGGGCGTGGACGTTTCCTCTGTTCCGTCCAGCACGATCGAACACCTGTTCAAGATCGACAATGACGACGGCGCAAAGACCAAGATGGGCATGCTGATTGCGCAGCACAAGCCTACTGGAGAGCGCGTCAAGTTGGCGGTCAATCGGATTGCCAAGGCGAAGTCTGACGCCGACCGGATGAAGGTCGTCAAGACTGTCGAGGCGGAACTGTCTGCGGAACTGGCTTCCATGCGCAACGGGAAGAAGCTGAAGGCCATTGCGCCTAAGGCACCCATGCGGCCGCGCCGCGACAAGGTGATTTCCACCATGACGAGGCTCGCGGACTTCCTCGACTTCGGCAACGACGGAGAGGGCTTTGGGAAACTGGCCGATTTGCAGGTTGTCACCCAGGCCGACGAAAAGACGATCCGAGACCTTTGGGCGCGGCTGGAAATTCGCATGGCCCTCGTGCTTAAGAAGAGGTGAGCATGCGGCACACAACAGCCACAGTTAATCCGACCCAGCGCAGTCCTTTGCGACGCAGTGCCATTATGGCTTGCTTGCGTGAACATGAATGGAAGTCTGTTACACGAATCGCCGCCGAGGTCGAAGACAGCATACCGCCGGAGTGCGCTGTTCGGCTATCGTACTGCTACAGCCGCGGCACATTACTGCTCCCTCATTGCACGATAGACGAGCGGCGAATACGCGGCTACAGGAGGCTCGTGAACAAACTGTTGTCGCAAATCTACAGGGACGGATGTGCTGAAAAAATGATGTCCGGCAAGGAGCGTCTTTGGCGGCTAACCAAGAAAGGAGTTGACAGGCGTGCGAAGCAAGAAGCTCAAGCTCGATCAAGTGCGGATTGACGGCGACACCCAGCCGCGCACCGACATAGACCACGGGCTGGTGGATGAATACGCTGCGGCCTACACCGCTGGCGTAGAACTCCCTGCGGTCATTGTGTTCTTTGACGGCGCAAACTATTGGCTTGCCGATGGCTTCCATCGCTGGTGGGCATCGCGTCAAGCGGAACTGAAAACGATCTCTTGCGAGATTCGTCAAGGTACGCAACGCGATGCCCAATGGTTCTCTTATGCTGCCAACCAAACGCATGGCCTGAGGCGCACCAATGCCGACAAGGCTAAGGCGGTCAAGGCAGCATTGGTGCATCCATGCGGCGCGAAGCTAAGCGATCATCAAGTCGCTGAGTATATCGGCGTATCGCAGCCGATGGTTGGCAAGTATCGCGCGGAGCTGGCAGCGACTAATAAAGATTATCAGTCACCGGCCCGTACCGGCCGCGACGGTCGCACCACCAACACGGCGAACATCGGCAAGGGTAAGCCGCGGCCGCCCGCGCCGAAACCATCGGAGCCAGAGGCGAAAGACGAGCCGGAAGCCGACGCCTGCCCCAACTGCGGTTCCACTGACCGCGACGAAGACGGCGAGTGCGCCGCCTGTCACGATCCGTGCGACGGGAATACTCCGTTCAATCTTGCTGTAGCCCTGAGCAGATCAGAGAACGCGATAGTAGCGGACTTCGCCACATACCCAGAGGAACATCAAGCCGACTTCAAGGCGATGCTGACGAGGCTCGCCAAAGACATTTAACCACACCGCCCTCCGGTCGTACCGGCGGGCACCAGCGGCCAGCGGCAATGTTGCCACGAATCTATTAGCTGGCCGCTGTTTTGAACACTAACCGAAGGAGCGAACATGACGAGCTTTGACGAAGCTAAGACCACTACCGACACCATCCCGACGGCGCACGGCGACACCGTACCCCTTGCCGCCCTCGAAGCGGCCGACAGGTACGCCCGTGGCAGCGAGTCGCTGATCGAGCAGGCCCGGCGACTTATTGGACAAATGCGGGATGACGTGGCACTGGCACGGAATGCCACCGACCACGGTCGGACGGAACTGATCGGCCGCATGAACTGGCGGCTTTGCTCGCTGGGCTACGTTATGACGGCAATCGAAGAGGAGTACATGCGGTGAAAAAGCTACTCGACATCGTGTTCCTCTGCGTCAGCCTCGGGCTGGTGTTTTTCATGGTATGGCAATGCGTGAGGTAATCATGGCCCATCGAATCTGTAATGACTGCGGCGCGAAGTCCTCGCTGCCCTACGTCGTCTGCCTCCGCTGTCATGGCAAGATGATGCCGGACCCGGCGTATGAGTTGAACGATGCATATGACGATAACGCCCCCACCGACCGCCTAATTGACGAGGCCCGCGAGGCCCAGGCGTTCCCGTGTTCCGCGCCATGGTGGAAGGGCGACGGAGATCGGCGGCAACACCTGCGCGATGCGGGTTACTCAGATTACCGATAACCGCCCGCAAGGGCACAACCCAGGAGGTGTACTATGCTGAATACGATTATTGCAGGGAAACGAAAAGCCCCTCGCCGTGTGTGCTTGTACGGCACACACGGCATCGGCAAAAGCTGCTGGGCGGCACAGGCTCCGGCCCCCATTTTCCTCAACGTGGAAGACGGGCTGGACGGCGTAGAGTGCCAGCGCACGCCGCCGATCAAGGACTTCGCCACGGTCAACGGCTGGATTTCCTGCCTACTGACCGAGCCGCACGACCGCCGAACGGTGGTGATTGACACCGGCGATTGGCTGGAGCGGCTGATTCATGCCGACGTGGCCGCCTCACTCGGCAAGGGCAGCATCGAGGACATCGGCTACGGCAAAGGCTATGTCTTCGCCTTGAATCGCTGGGACTTCCTGCTCCGCTCGCTTGACCACCTGCGGACGCAACGCGGCATGAGCGTGATCATTCTTTGCCACGCCCGAATCACGAAGTTCAGCCCGCCGGACGCCGACACCTACGACCGCTACGAGCCCGACCTGCACAAGAGCGTGTGCCCCATGATCCAGGAATGGGCCGACGAGGTGTTGTTTGCAGCCTATCAGGTCGCCACGATCAAGCGGGAAGAGCGGTTCAATCAGGAGCGGACCCGCGCCGTCGGCACCGGCGAGCGGGTGATCTACACCTGCGAACACCCTACACACTTGGCGAAACGCCGCGCGAATCTGCCGGATGTTTTGCCGCTGGACTTCAACGCATACGCGGCGGCATTGTCCGCAAACTACAACGGCAACGGCGAGGCCGCATCGAACATCGCCGGAATCGTGACCGATGGACACTCCAAACCGAAAGAGGTGTAACTATGGCAGACCTGAAAGGCTTTGACGCCAACAACTACCAACCAGTAAGTTTCGACGTTCTCCCGGCTGGGGAGTATGAGATCGTCATTACTAGCAGCGTGCTGAAAAACACATCAACCGGGGCCGGGCAGTACCTGGAACTGGAAATGCAGGTGCTCACCGGCGAGTACCAGAATCGGAAGCTCTGGGACCGGCTGAATATCCGCAACCAGTCCGCCAAGGCCCAGCAGATCGCACTGG